TAAAGGTTGGAATTAAATCTGAGTGGATTGCCTTATTAATAGAGGTAGTACCACATCCCATATTAAGGTCTCGGTTTAGCATATAGTAAATAATATCTTCCCACTGTTTATTCTCTAGGACAAACCTATTTACATTTGCAATTGCCGTATGACCGGTACATACCCTATTTCTTAAATCATCCAACAGAGTAAAGATACTACCGTATGTATTTGGGTGACCTAGTAAATCTGAATTCTTTTTGCAATTCTTAGGAGTTACATTATATTTAAAATAAGGATTGTAAGTATAGAAGAAAACCTTTTGGAGAAATTCTCTATCAGAATTTTCGTCAGAGTTATCGGCATACTTTTTAAGAGTTGCAATTTTGTGATTTCCTGAAGAGGAAGAACGCATTTCATCCAAGAAGGATTGTAGATAAGTAAGGTTTGTGTATTCAGTCATATTCCGTTTATTTAATTATATTATAAATATAATAAAAAAAATTGGGAATTGAAAATTTTTCTAGGACTTTTTTCTAAAAGTTATTAACAATTTTTTATTTGGTCCTGTATCTTTTTAAGCTTTGCGCATTTTTCAAAATCTTCTTTGTTTTCAAAATGTAGTAAAATTCTATCCAAGCTTTTAATTTTATGTTTGGCAGTTTTTTCATCATACTGAAGTACCTGGTCAGGAAACATCATTATGGTATTATAACATAGGTTCATATATTGATCCCAACTAGTATTTTCTAATTGGTCTAATAGTGACCTCATAAATTCATCGTTATCAAACTCTTCCATCTAAGTCTTTTACTTTTTTAATTAATTTTTCTTGCTCCTCAGTTAAGGCCTTAGGCAAATCTACAAATATGTTTATATAAAAATCACCATGCAAGTCAGGATTGTTGTATGAAGGAAACCCTTTTCCTTTTATTCTTAGCATAGTACCATTCCTTACACACTTAGGAATAGTATAAGTAATCTTTTTGTCAAAAACATCTATTGTTCCTTTACCTCCTAATAGAGCTTCATACATATCAATATGTCTTATTGTATGTAAACCTTTTTTGTCCAAATAAAAATTAGGGTCATCTTGTATTAGAATGGTTAAAATAAGATCTCCGTTTTGTTCTTCTGTCATCCCACGCTGACCTAAACCTTTCAGCCTCATTCGCTGTCCATTTTTTACACCAGGTCTAATGTCAACATTAATGGTTCGTGTGCCTAACCTAATTTCCTTAACACAACCATAATAAGCATCATATAAGGTAATGTAAATCTTAGAATCTACGTTACCACCTCTTGTACTAAAACCATGATGACCTCTGAATCCACCACCAAACCCTGGATTATTATAACCACCTGTCCTTATGAAGTCTTCAAAAAATGAATCGTCAAATGGCCCACTTCCAAATGGATTGCTTGCTCTTTGATCATACTGGGCTTTCTTTTTAGGATCACTAAGAGTTTCATACGCGTCTGCTATTTCTTTAAATCTCTCTTCATTACCAGATGATTTATCTGGGTGATATTCTTTAGCTAACTTTCTGTATGCTTTCTTTACTTCGGCTTCTGTAGCATTTTTGTTTACACCTAGTGATTGATATGGATCTTTCATTTCCAAAATAACTGTATGCCTATAAGGCTACACGCCAAGCATAAGGATACTATTGTTTTTGTGGTAATACCTTCACCAAGAAAATACCAAGTTAAAAATGTAAAAGAAATAATACCTGACCCAAATGCAATAAATCTACCAGGCCATAAAAGACCATCATAATACTCAACTATAAACCGAGTACCATAAATTAGTACATAACTTATACTGGTTCCAAATAAAATTGATACGGTTAAAGGGTTCTTTTTAAACCAAGGCCATACAAATTGACCATTTGTTTGAAACCATATTGCCGACTGTCCTAAAAAGAACAATAAAAATGCTAGGATTAATTTATTCATTTGTATAATATTTATATCCCATTCTTACCATGTGGTCCATGTGGGATTCCATTTGTTTTGCAGTTATCCATACAGAAGGCTCAGGTGAAACGATACCATCTTCTCTTTTATCAAATGCTTTATTTAAAAACCACTTTTCTTTTTTACTCTCCCACCAAAACCAAACCTTTTGCCATGATCTCGGTTTTTTCATATAAACCTTATTACCTTTATCCATGTGAGCTATGAATTGCTTATAGGTAACATCTTTATCCTTTTTCATTAATGTCTTTAATTTGAAGCTTCTTTATCTTTTCATCTAAACGAAACTTCTTTTCTTCTATCTTATTTGATAATTCCATTTGATTTGCAATTCTTTCAAGGACACTTGTTAATTTAGGGATATCACTTTCATAATATTTACGACCCATGCTAGTTCTAAAAAATTCTGACATAATAAGTTGTTTATTTTTATATACAAAAATAAGACTTAGTTTTATGAATATATAATCAAAATAACTACATTATGAAAAAGGTACCTTTATTTGAAGATTTTATCCCTGTAGGTTTTGCCACAGATAATGCTGCTCAATTTTCCTTAGGAGGAGTTAGCAACACTGAGACTGGATATAACATGGATGCTATCGTTGGTCCAGTTGAACAATGCTCAAACCATGTAGCAGAACAGGCTAACAGTTACGAAACAAATGACAATGCTGAACATACAGCAGAAGCATATATTAAAGAAGCAAAGAAACATATTAATGATAAGATAGATGAAGCATGCGAAAACTATTCTGCTATGGATGAATCTACTCTTAATGAAGGAACCGATATTAGTTCATGGAACCAAGCAGGAATTAAAGGTGATGCAAATGCGCAGATAACTACCTTCGCTGGTCCTAAGGATATTGAATCTTTTGGTTTAGGTAGAAAATGTATGCAAATAAATATCGGCAGAAATTATGTACAGCTAAACCCTGCTGATATTGTAGAACTAAAAGACCTTCTTAAAAACTATAAAGTATAATGATACCTAAATTTAATAAATATTTAAATGAAGCATCTGATTATGAATTTAAACCTAATGAGGCTGCTGCTAGATTAAAAGCTAGAGAAAAGGAAAATATCCAAAGATATAGAGCTGCTCAAGATAGAGGTGATAATTTTGCAATTGCTTTATATGAACTAAAAATCAAAATGGATAAAATTGATCTTGAAGGTTTAAAGGTACAAACAGAGATCCATAAGCTTAAACAAAAATTCGGTAAGTAATGATAGGTAAATTTAAAGAATTCTTAAATGAAAAAAACTTTATGGTAGCAACAGCTGATACTGCTGTTAAATATAGACTATCACATATGCCAATGTCAGGTTATATTGTAGCAATGGCAGCAAGCGGTAAAGAATTAGATAAAGAAATAAAATCAGGATTTTCTAAAACCGTAATTGCTAAAGATATAGAAGATATGTTAAATGATCAATTAAAAAAGTATAGACAGTTTATTACTGTAAGTGTTGATAATACTTATAAAGGAGCAGGTTATGCATTTACGATTGACATGGATGAATTACTAAAAACATTAAACAGATAATGGAGAATAACCAAGAAAGAGAAGACTTAAGTAAAATCCGCCACTATAAAGGTACAGTAAAAGATTTTAAAAATTACTGGGATGAAATGGCTGGGGTAGAAACCAATGCATTTGGTACTCCAGAATATCAAGGCTTTAATAATGTTCACCCAACTCGTGGTGCTAATGATAGTGATCATTGGAAAACTTCAAATGTAACCGAAGGTAGAAAAACAACCGACGGTTTAGGTGATGAAGGTATGGAGATATACCGAGACTTAGATTTACAGATAGGTCTTGACGATCCTAAGTACACTATTCGCAGTTACAAAGATATTGAACCTGCTATGAAAGATCATAAGTTATTTAAAAAGTTAAATCCTAGAGAAGTAAGAATATTAGGTAATGCATTAGGTAACTTAATGAGAATAGCAATTAGAATGGAAAGGTAATTTCTATTCCAATATAATATACCCTTTATCAACAGACCATGGTTCTTCGGCCCAAAGGTTAATCGCAATCGCCCCACGTCTTCCTTCAGTTACTGGTGACACACAGTGTGCGACATCACCAGGATTAAATATTACTAATCGGTTAGGTTTAGTTTTTATTACCTCTGGTGATTTATCTTCACCATCAGTATAAATCAAAAGATCACCACCAGTAAATTCAAAACCCTCTGGGTAATATACACAACCTAAAACTGGCTTAAGAGGTATACCATCATAATCTTTGTTTTCTTTTCTATAAGCAACATCATCGTCAAAATGCATTTCTAAATTATCTTTAAAAACTACACCTTCTTCATGATTGCCTGTAGCTTCCTGTAAGCCAGTCCAATATTCAAAACCGTCTAATGGTAAATCTATTCTTAACGGAAGGTTTTCATTAAAAATGTAATTTGCTAATTTTTGTTTAGTGTTATTTGGTTCTTTAGTCCACCATCCTTTCCAATACTTGTATATACCTGGGTCACTGAAAAAGGTATCATCATTTTTTATTTCATCTAATAAAGATTGGTCTACTATAAAGTTATCGAATACTGCTATCATAGTTTATTTAAATAATTTTTCAAGATCATTTTTCTTGATTACTTGTTTTAGCATCTTAACATAGTTTTTTGCCTCGGCATAACTTGCCCCTAAATATTCAAAGTATTCTTCTTCAGAATCCAACTTACTTAAATATCTACATTGATAAAAAGCATAATCATACACCGATTCTCTCCAATGATTGTAATATGCATGATTCCTTGATGTACCTTCTGCTGTTGTAATTCTACGTCTTGCTTGTTTCATTCCAAAGAGGTTATGATTTTCTAAAAAGATATCACTTTTCCAATGACCAGTTTCTAAAATGGATTGTGCCATAACTATATGTGGGTAGTCAACGTTAAGATCTTTTAACATAGAGACTAACCTATCCTGTGAAAATGTATCTACCTCAGCTATGAAAACTTGTGTTTCACCTTCTTGTAAATTTTCAATGATTACCTCCTTTGCGGTATTCCTACCTATAGAAAATCCAATGATAGCAATTAATAATAGAATTGATAAAAGATAAAGAATCCATGTCTTTATACATAGTTCACTATACATTAGTCTTTCTTTGTCGTATTTAAATATCATATACTTTTTTTAAGTTAATAAGGCAAATAGCATTAAAGAAAAATATGCCAATGCAAAGCCTAAGAATATATCTATTGATTTTAATTTAGTTAAAAAGTTTTTCATAATTCCTTTGATAAAAAGATCCACAGTATTACGTATATCCAAAATGCCGCAGGTATTAAAAATAGAAATGCAATCCTAAATAAAATTGAAGGTATGCCTAACCAATTACCTAACCCTTCACAAACTCCACCAATATACCCGGAACCTCTGTATAGTTTATTTCCCATAAGTTTATTTTTAAAAATTACCTTCTGCTACCTGGAAACAATTCAAACCGTTTTCTCTCCACATCTTAACAACTTTATCTCTGTCATCAAATACACAAACAATATCGTTTTTCTTATCGCCTGGAAATAAAGTATCTAACCATTGTTGTTTTAATTTATCATCAGGCATCCATTTGAACGGATGACCAGTAGGTCTCATTTTCAATATGTCAAAAGGGACACCGAATTTTTCTAACCATTCTTTGGTCGTTTCCTTAGTTGCCTTACTTCTTCCACTTAAAATTATAATTCTATGACCAGAGTTTTTTAATATTCTAGCCATCTGAATTACTGGCCAGTTAGGTTTGTCTAAATTAATATTAGAAGGATCAAAGAATTTATCCCAATCCATTTTACCATCTTCCTTAGTTGAAATTTTTCGTCTTTCTTCAATATCAGCAAGAGTTCCGTCAAGATCAAAAATTACAGTATTAGATTTACTGTCCATTTCAAATTCATTAATGTCTAATCCTATATCCATATTTTTATTATTTTATTTAAATATAACAAAAGAATATGTAATGTGAAAGTTTTTAGGATTCTTTTTCTTCATTAGATCTTAGACTTTGAATATACATGGCCTTTTGTTTTTGTGCTCTTTTAATCTCAGATGGTTTAGTATAATGCTTTCTATTGGTAAGTTGTGATTTAAGCTTGGTTCTTTTTGCTTTAGCTTTATATCTTTTAAGCATTCTATCAATAGACTCCTTTTCCTTCTTTTTAATTATAATCATATAGTATATATTTTGTTGTGCCTAAAGGGATCGAACCTCTACTCTTCTGGACCAAAACCAGACGTGTTGCCAGTTACACCAAGGCACAAGGTAATTACTTACCTATTGTTTTTTACAATGAGAGATGCAATAGTGCCTTCTAATTGTTCAAATCTTTTATTGATTAGATTGTCATACTTATCAAATCTTGAATCAATCATTTTTCCTAACTCATCAGATTCTTCTCTGAACTCACTATCAAGTCTGCTTATTTCCTTTTCATAATGAGAATGTAATTTTTCTAACTCTTCAGATAAATCATCAGCAGTATCGCCAATGTAATCTTCAATGTCACTTGTGTTAAATTCAATTTTTGAAATTTTTGTCCAAACCTTAACCATACCAAAAATCCCTATGATGATAAGAACCGATAATACGCCTAAAGTAAAATAAAATGTTTCCATGTGTTTTTGTTTTTTATAAAATAAAGTTCATTCCTTATTTATTATTATATACCTAAATGATCAATTGTTTAAGCACAAAAAACCCAGGGTCCTAGAATCCTGGGTTCAATGATTTATGTAAATTAATTTAGAATCGTAATCCGAATCCTAATGTAAGATTAGTTGTTTTTGTTCCAGTATGGTAAACCAATTTTGGATCAACGAACAATGCATCTTTATGAAAAGTAAACATTTTACCAATACCTAATTCAAGGTTATCAGTTTCAAATTCACTCATTCCTGCATATAGGAAAAAGTCCTGCTCACCAGCAGTAACAAAATATCTTGCATGTATATCAACAGCAAGGTCTTCAGATGAATCAGCTTGTGCTACTCCAAATCCAACCATAAGTTTATCAGTTACACCGTAACCTAATGTTGGGGAAATAGCCCAGTCAGTCCATGCTACATTTGCAACGTCACCAGTACCTACATACCAATCACCTTTTGCATTTTGCGCGTTTGCTCCAAAACCTACTAGGATTGTTAGAGCTAATGTTAAAATAAAATTTTTCATTTTTAAAATTTGTTTTTGTTATTATTAATTAATTGTTGTCACGTTTTAAAACACTTTACTTTTATGAGAATGAATCTAGTACTTAAATTACCATAAATTTTTAAGTGAGTAGCCGTGAACAGAAATGTCCACAGTTTTTTTAATGTTTTTGTTATATTTAATTATATAGCATTTTATATATTTGTTTCACATTTATTTTATAGACTTTTCAATAGCCTTTTTAACTGCTGAAGCAAATGATGTTTTATTAAAAGGTAATTCATCGTTTTGTAAATCTATAAATGTAGCTTCTACTGTAGATTTAGCCTTTCCTTTAACTTCTATTATCTTACCGTCTATATAAACTAGTAAAGTAACTATAGTCTTTTTGCTGACTTTAGTCCATGGTCCTATTTCTATTCCCGTAGTTGGTGCTTCTATTGAAGTTACTTGTACCTCAACAGGTTTTCCGTTTATGCATAGATCATATTTATCAGAGATAATATCTTCCATCATCTGCTTAATACCAAATGTAATTCTTCTTTGGCTAATCTCTTCCATTTCAACTGTGGTTTTTACAGCTTTAATAGTATAACACTCTTGTGATAGTGCAAATACAGGTAAGCACATTAATGCTATAATTAAATTCTTCATATTAAAATCTTATTTTGCCACCAGTTAGTATTTGGTAGTTTAGGGCATTACCGTTAGAATGCCAAACACCGGTAAAGCTAATATTATATTTAAAGGTTTTTGTTATCTTAATATCCCATGAACTAAATGGAACTATTAAAACCCCAGGATCCCACCACTTACCTTCATAGTATTGAGTGAAAGGTGAATAAACACCTAGTATTAATGTTGAGGTAGTAATCCTTGGACTGATTCTAAAATTTCTATGTGCACCACCAACAGCTGATAAGTTTTGTAAATTTCTTTTTCCTAATTTCCCAAATGTAAAATTAGCACCAGCCATACCTGTAACTTTACCCCACTTCCATGATTCCAACGCAGTTGTAGTATTAAAATGATTTTGGTCAAAATCAGTCATTGTTGTATTGGCTCCTACTAGGTTAAATGTTTTGTTAGGATTAATCCAAGATTTGTAAAAGGTCAAACTAAAATCGTTTGTAACAGATGTGAATGTAAAAAGGGCGCCTTGGATTCTATTCTGTTCTGTGTTAGCTCTTGTAATAGAACCCACCACCTTTAATTGTTGACCATTAGAATTATCTCTATTATCAATAACTATGATGTCACCTGATGCAATTAGTGAACCTCTATTTTTATTATCTGCATCTCCGCCGTCTATTGCATTTGAAATAGAATTAGCTAATGACAAATTTGCACTACCTTCAGTTTCCTCCTCCTCTGTTACTTCTCCACTATTACCTTCACCACCATTACTACCTTCACCACCGCTACTTTGATTTGTATTACTTGATGTATTATTTTGAGATTCAGAACTAGAACTGTTATTATTACTATTTTGATTTTTAGATGAACCTTTCTTGTTTTCTTCTTCTTCACCAGCTGCATTATCTATAGCTTCTGCAACTGGAACCGCTGATGCGGATATTGCTTTAGGTAACATTTCTCCACCTAATATTGACATAACATTTGTAACAACTAAGATAGTATTTTGAATAGCAATAGTATTTGAAGTATTCATAATTACTTGTGTTACACCTTGGCACGGTGATGAACTATTGGCTTGTGTAACTAAATTCATCCATGAGTCAAATGTACCGTTTGTAAAATCATTCTGTGTAAATGTTTGAACATTGCCAAAATAATTTAAAGCAATAGAATTACTAGATCCCATTTGAATTGTTTGCTGATTTAATGTACAAGGATCTGTAAACGTATAAGACCATTGACTATAACTAGCTAACGGTATTAAGAATAGTAAAAATGTAATTATTTTATTCTTCAAATATTCCACGCTTAATCATTCTTTTTATAATACGAGCCGATGCGGTCTCTAAAGCCTTCTTGGTTGAAATACCAATTGTTGATTTATTAAACTTGACTTTATTATCTTCGCCAATTTGAGTTCTTTTAATTGTGACTGCTTCACCACTACCACTTCCTGTAAAAATAGTACCAGTCTCGGCATTAACAAATCTTACTTGCATTCCAATAATGGTCTTAAGAACTGTTTTAGTACCATTGATTGTAACCTCTTCTTCCTCTGATACAGAATAATCATATATTTCTACATATACAAAATATTCTGCCAATACAACATTACCTACCACTTTAATATCATTTGAGGATATACCTTTAGCAGCTGCTTTATGTTGTTTTACCATTCTTTGTTTTATATCTTCCTTATCTTCTGTAAATATAAATCTATCGGTCCATTCCAAATATGATAAGGTAATATTACTTACACCAAGACCTACTCGGTTCTCTCTTAACTCTGGATAAAATTCATATAGTTCTGGAGTAAAGCCAATATTTAAAACTTGGATAGGCAATTGGTAATCCAACATATAATCTGATACCTCATCTATATCTGATTTTTGTTCAAAGCCAGCTTTATAGTCTTCGGTTTCAGTTTTTCCTATTTGAGCATTAGCTGTAAGATTAAATAAAAGTAATGCAATTAAAAATATTCTTACCATGATATTTCTTCTTCTTTTTTCTTTTCCTTTGGAGGTATGACTATTGTTTTAGTTACTACTACTGTATCTTTTGTATTACTTGGTACATTGATTCTTTGCTCCATGACAGGTAAATCTACCTTGTCTTCTTTAGGCTCAAACACAGATTGCATATTGGCTATTAATAAACCGAAGGCTGCTGTTATAACTAAACCTATCCCGGTTACTATTTGATTTTTAATTTCTGAAAAGAACCCTCCTTTTTTGTCTTCCATCTTATTTCTTTATTATTTTAAAAGTTTTTACAAATACTCCATTTGTTATTTGCAACAAATAAACACCTTGGCTTAAATCAGATAAATCTGTTTGGAATGAAACATACCCACTAAAGAATTTTTTCCTAAAGGTTTTGTATACCACTCCGCTATAACTAATTATTCTTATTTCATAATCACCATTATCAGGCACGGTTAAATCAAAAGTTAATAATCCTTGTGTTGGGACTGGATATACTACACCATAAATGCCATCTATTGGATTAGTGTCAAATGGTGCCATTCTTTTATTAACATACCCATCAGTATTTAAAACTTCAATATCCCAGCCTAATTCTGTACCTGCTGTTTTTCTACCAATCGTAATAGGAATAGTATCCCAGTCTTGGTTAGTGACTCTAAATCTTATTGTAAATAATTCAGTAGTGTTACTTATTGTATAGGTACCAAATGAAGCATCATAACCACCCCACCTAACAGTTTCCCCTTCCCAATCCATTGTATAGGTTAACCATTCTTGTGCTTTAACAGTAACACTAATTGATACAAATTCTAAATAATCAGAATCATAATTTAGTGCAAATTCCAAACTACCAACATCTTCACCTGTAGTTTCAATTTCAATAGGTAAGTTAATGTACTCACTAACAGGCACATCAATCTCAGGTACGTTAAATACGACCTGAGACTGAGCGCTTGTAGCTAGTAAAAATAATAATGTTAGTAATATACACCTCATATTAATTTAAACCTGTACCATTGGCATCACCTAAGATTAATAGGTAAAAGTTACCAGTGGTAGTTCCATTAATCTGTGGAGATAAAAACTCTGTTAGACCTGGAATAGAACCTGACTGATCTGAACTTGACGCATTAATAGTATTGTATTGTGCTTCAGTAAAAAACAATACATCTGGATTAGAAGCGTAACTTGAGTTACCTTGTGCTAATCTAGAAAATACTAAATATGAATCTGATGCTGTAATTCCAGAAGCTTGATTTGTATTTGCAGTATAGAATTGAATACCAGAAGCTGATTGTACGCCTGCAGCAATTTGTGCTATCATATTTGCATCAGCTGTTGATAGTGCTGTACTTGCATCTAATCCACTTGCAATCTTAAGTCTGATTTGCCAATAAGCTTCATCAATGTTCTCTGAAAATACCGCCGTTCCATTTGCAGCAGTTGTTACAGTGGTAACATCTGTCCAAGAAGAACCATCCGATGATTTTTGTAAAATTACAGGGATTGATTCAGCTGGGTTAGTTGCGTTGTTTAAAATAGTAGCAGTATAATCAAATGCTGGTTCTATAAAGTCACCACCATTATCTGATGTACCTAAGACCCCATCCGTACCATCAGCTTTTACATAATAAGCAGTAAGATCAGTAGTAAAATCTACATCAGCAATTGATCCATTTGTATAGCTTGATTTAAAAGGTACTTCTATTGTAAACATGTTACCCGTGATCATATTGAAAGTAGTGGATGATCCAGTGTAAACCCACACTACTTTTATAACACCATTTGTTGTATCAGCATCATAAGACAAATAACCGGCAGGACCAGATGTATTGTTATATGCTACTGTTGGTTCATCAAATACTGTGTTATCATAACTGAACGAAATCTGAATACCTTTAACTGCATTACCAGATGTGTTATCATAGTAAATATCAAACTCGGTGTTTGAACTAGACGCAGTGGATTCTAAAGAATACGTTGAATCAAGAATAACATAAGGCTTGGTAGCATCAGGTGCAGTCGTCTGCGCAGAGACAGTCATTGTACTGATTGCTAAAGCCAGTGTTAAAAGAATGTTTTTTAGTTTCATTTGTTTTTAATTATTTTTAGTTTTTATGACCCGCTCTTATTACATAGAAAGTAGTTTGATTTCCATTGCTCAAATCAAAGAGGGACCATGCTCCATATCCGGAGAGTTGTGATTTGTCATCTATGTCTACTGAAACCGCATCCCAGACATAAGGTTGCTGCCAGTAATTTGTAGTCCATATTTCCTGTCCTCCACCAGGGTAACTGGAAATGTTACCTTGTCTCTTCTGGTGCATTAGATAAATGTCAGATGCTGAAAATGAACCTGTGTTATTTATATCAAGCCTCCAATAATCTTTTGAACTAAATGTATCTGATAATAACCTATCTTGAAACCAGTTAATATCTGAAGTTGTAAGTGTTGCTATTGTTGGAGAGATATCTATTGTAAAATCGTAATCATTGTAATTTAATGTAGTATTAAATGAATAATACCCATTTGAATCTGTTGTTGTAGTGGCTTGAGTTGTATATGAGAATCCAACTTGGTTTTTATTCTGTGTCTTTAGATAAACAGTTTGTCCTGCAATACCTTGTTCTTCTGCACCTTTAATATAACCACTCGCTGTGATAGGTACTGCGTTAGGATCTGTAGCAGACCATTCTGCAAATGGATGGCCGGGACTGAGTTGATTAAATTGACCTGTATTGTAGTTAGCAGGTATTTCATATTGAAAATTAGCAGCACCTATACCACCAAAATTCTGTATTCTATATTCAAACTCATACCATGTATCTTTATCTAAGGTTGCCGTACCATAAGCCCATACATTCCAACCATAATGTTTAGTAACTATATCATTAGTCTTACCAATACCTTTAATCATAAACTCATGTGAGTCATCTGTGAAAGTTCTAAATCTATATGTACCTGTTTTATTAGGCTTAAACCAACCGGAATAGATAATTGCATATCTTTGGCTACTCCATCTTGGTGGATTCCATAGTTGATAAGGAGTATGATTACCACCTCTTGGACCTTGGTAACTTGTTATATCTATAGGTCCTTCCGTATAGAGTGTAGTACCGCCATCGGCAAGATTAACCATAGCGTCAAATTCTGAGTGAGAATTAGCATTACCTGTATAATATTGACCTGATTGATTCCCACCGTAATGAGTCTTAAGTGACTTTATGTTTACGGTAGTCTGTGCATTAAGAATAGGCATTCCTAGAATAAAACATAAAAGGAATAACTTAAAGAATCTCATATTAGTCTAAACTATTTTTAGTATTTATTTTTAATGACCAATATTTTTAATAGAAATTTCTTATTTCCTTATAAAACTAAAAAAGACCGGATAAACCGGCCTTTATAAAAATACTATTTTTTATTCTTCAATATGAACTACTGATCCTGATGGGATAACAGTATTTGCAGGAATATTTACACCTTCATTAATAGTTACATTATCTCCAATTGTTACACCGTCCCCAATAATACAATTATTGTCAATAATAGTGCCGGCTCCAATGTAAACACCATTACCTATACTAGTACCTGGTCTAATTAGTGAACAGCAGCCAACAATTAACCCTTCACCTACTCTTACATCATCTAAGTTATTGCATCCTTTAAAAAATGTATTAATAGTACTTCCTTTTAATTGAATATCCATTGCTGATAATCTATCTTCACCGGATTGTAATGCAACGACCCATTCACCTGGTCCTGCTTGCGGGTAATCATCCTTGTTAAATAATTGATAAGACCCTTGTGTTAAGAGAGAAGAAACTTTAGTATACCAATCGCCTTCTCCACAGTAAATGTTTAACATATTCTTTATTGTTTTTTTATATATTTAGTTAGTGTAAGTTATATCTAAATTACCTGCTGTAGTATCAGTTACCCAATAAGGTGGTGGTGAAGTAACACTTTGTAAGTAAATGCTACTTTCAGGTTTCATCATCTCTTCAATCTCTTCATCAGTAAAATCCTCTAACATATTATTCATTACCATATCCAATGCATGATCCTCATCAAACTCTTCTGGAACTGTATGACCTTTATATCTACCCATACCTGCATTTGGTGGTTCTTGGCGATCTACGTAAGGGTCATGCTTAGGTCTTTTTTGAACATAGAGTAAATTACTTCCTATTAGTTCAGCTTCTAAAATTCCATCCACATAAATTTCTTTTACTGCATTATATGGAAGTACGCTTGGAATTAATTCTTGGTATAAGTCTGATTGAGCTGAGATGATTTTTGCCACATACGCTTTAGTGTATTTAACATCATACTCTGAAACTTTACCGTTTAGTGTAATTGTTTTTACTTTTGACATTAGGTTTAGATTGTAATAAAAAAAGGGAAGACGATGCGGAAGGGCTTGAGAATACCTTCATCATTGCGAGCTGCTTTAAATTAGACTACCACTTTCTGAATTGCCATTCTATTACTTAATTAAACCGGCCGAGGTTTAATCATCGTAATTGGTCATCATAACCTTTAAGTGTACCTTACGCCACATACTCTTTGCGTTGTTCAGTCATTAACTAGGGCTCGGCGGTCTGCCTTCCTAGAAGTCTTTGCAAAATCTCTGTTAGATTTTTATTGCATTGAACCTAAGTTCTGGTAATTACTCCAGTTCTGTTTCCTCATTTGAGTCATCAGCGAACCATCGTTCTAACTTAGTGCCTTATTCCCTTCTGCTCAGGAATTTTTCGGCCACGCATCTACACATAATTGGAATAATCATTTAGGAGCTACCTAAAGTTTTCCGTTCTGTGCCTTCCCATAATTTTAAAGAACTTATTAATTCGTTTGAATTTATTATTATATACTTAGTTTAAAAATAGTTTCACTATTCAGAAGTATTAATTATACCGCCTATTATTTTAGTATCTGCTAAATGATCAAATTTACCATAAGTATTAATTCTATATCCTGTTTCAATAGGTGAAAAGGATTGAATACATAGCCCATCAAACTCATCACTAAAAAAGTTACCTAAATCCATGTGTTCATTTAAGCAAGGGCCTCCGCTTGGATCTACCATACTAATCCATGGATTTGATTTCACAAGGTTTTGATATTGTTTTCCAATAACGCTAGGTCCTACATACCGATCATTTTCGTCATATACACTTTCATGAATCGCTTCTTTAAAATCTTCAATATGCATTGGATGAATTCCCATCCCTGAACTATCTTTACAATAATTTTGATAAGCTAATTTATAGTCATTAGAACTTCCAATCCTACAATGTTCAAAGGGACCTTCCCATAGAACACTGTTGTCTTCTTGCTTTGTGAAGGTAAATACGTCACCATATCTATTTTTATATTCTACCATATCTTTATTTTACTAAGGGTGAACCCGATAGGATTCGAACCTAT